AGCAGCTGAGACCGATGTTAAACAACTTTCTGATGATATTAATGATTTTAATGCTCGTTATCGTGTAGCTAGTTCTGCACCTAGTTCTTCATTAGATGAAGGTGACTTATGGTGGGATAGTGCTACAGATAAACTTAAAGTATATGATGGCTCTGGATGGGAAGAAGTAGCATCTAGTGGTGATTTCTATATTAATACAATATCCAGTTACTCTGGTACTGGTGGTAACTCTGCTACATTTGATGGAAACGCTTATAGATTTGTCTTATCAAACCCAGGTTCTACAGCTCAACAACATATTGTTAGCATCAATGGAGTCATTCAGAAACCTAATAGCGGAACCAGCCAGCCATCCGAAGGATTTGTTATTGACGGTAGCTCGATTATCTTTTCTAATGCCCCCGCTAATGGTAGTGATTATTTCATTCTTACAATCGGAACAGCAGTAAGTATTGGTACTCCAAGTGATGGTACAGTATCTGCAGCTAAGATAACATCTGGAGCTGTAACAACAGTTAAGATAGCAGATAATGCAGTTACAGCAGCTAAGATAGCTTCTGGATCTCTATTAGTTACTGCTGATGGACAGAGTAATACTGTAGTTGGTACGAATGCTGGAGATAGTTTTAGTGGTACAAATGCAACATATAATACATTAATTGGATATGATGCAGGTACTGCAATAACGACTGGAGATTATAATACTGCTGTAGGTGGCAGAGATACTTTAAAAGCAACTACAACTGGTAGTTATAACGTTGCTCTTGGTAATTATACCTTAAGTTCTAATACTACTACGGGTAATAATACTGCTGTTGGATATGCTGCTTTAAATGCAAACACTGCAAATAATAACTCTGCTTTTGGTTATCAAGCATTATTGACAAATACAACAGGAGCAAGAAATGTTGGTATAGGTTATGAAGCATTGAAGGTAAATACTACAGGAGGTAGTAATACTGCTTGTGGTTATCATGTATTACTTGATAACACAACAGGAGCATATAATACTGCAATCGGTGATGCTGCATTAGCTAATAATACAACAGGAGAGAGAAATACTTCTATTGGTTATGCTTCTTTATCGCTTAACACAACAGGAAGTTATAATACAGCAGTTGGTAATGAATGTTTAGAAAATAATACAACTGGAAGAAATACTGCTTATGGTCATAGAGCATTGCGTACGGTTACAACTGCTTCTAATAATACTGGGATAGGAGATCATGCTTTAAATGCTACTACTGGAGACCGAAACACTGCTTTAGGACATGCTGCATTACAACAGAACACTACTGCTTCTTACAATACTGCAGTTGGTGGTGTTGCATTAACAGCAAACACTACAGGAACTGCTAACGCTGCTTTAGGCGATGCTGCTTTATATAACAACACAACAGGTTCTTACAATACTGGTATAGGTAAAGATGCATTATATACAGCTACAACCGCAGATTATAATACTGCTGTTGGAACTAATGCATTAAAAGTAACCACAACAGGAGATGCTAATAATGCTTTTGGATATAATGCTTTATCAACTAATACTACAGCAGGTTATAATAATGCTTTTGGTTATAAATCATTAGAAGCTAATGTAACAGGAACTCGTAATTCAGCTTTTGGACATGACACACTAAGAAATAATACTGCAGATAATAATACAGCTATTGGTCATCAAGCATTAACTGCGAATACAACTGGTAATAAAAATGTAGCTATCGGTGCTTTTACAGCAGATGCAATAACAACAGGAATTTCTAACACTGCTGTTGGTGAGCAATCTATGAGAAACCTTACCACAGGAGGAATGAATGTTGCTATTGGTCAAGGTACTTTATCAGGTAGTTCAACTGCAAGCAATAACACAGCTGTTGGATATGTTGCACTGAATGCAAATACAAGTGGAGGTGACAATGTTGCTGTTGGTAAGTCTGCATTACAAGGAAATACTACAGGTTCTGACAACACTGCTGTTGGTAGTAATGCGTTGAATGAGAATACAACAGGAACTAGAAATACTGCTGTTGGCTATATGGCTCTGGAAGAAAATACAACTGGAGCTGATAATGCAGCTTTTGGACAGGATGCTTTACAAGAAAATACAACAGGAGAAAAAAATACAGCTTGTGGTGCTTTTGCTTTACAAACTAATACTACTGCCAATAATAACACAGCTGTAGGTTGGTCAGCACTTCTTTTAAACACTGAAGGACATTCTAATGTTGCTGTTGGTTATCAAGCAATGGATGCTTGCACAACAGGTGATGGTAACATTGGTATTGGTATTAATTCATTAGGTGGTCTTACAACTGGAGATGTAAATACTTCTGTCGGTAAAGATGCTGCATTAGGTATGACAACTGGTAGTAATAATACTTGTATTGGACATGATTCAGGTAGAGCTGGTGCTCCTTCTGGAAATATAACAACAGGTTCTAATATTATTTGTCTAGGTGATAATAATGTTACTGATCTCTATTGTGCTGATACATCTATATCATCTTCTGACTCTAGGGATAAAACAGATGTCACTAACTTTACTCATGGATTAAATTGGGTTAACCAGTTAAATCCTGTAACATACCGTTGGGATAAACGTACTTGGTATGATAACAATACCCCTGATGGAAGTAAGAAACGTAATAAGAAACATATAGGATTCTTAGCTCAAGATGTTTTAGCTATTGAAGGTAATCCAACTGCTAAAGATGATATGTTAGTAGTTAATCTAAATGAAGATGATACAGCATATGGTCTTAAATATGAACGTCTAGTTCCCGTTCTTGTTAATGCAATCAAGGAACTATCCGCAAAAGTAACAGCATTGGAGGCTAAATAACTATGGCATTAACAAAAATAGACGATAGGGGTTTAAAGACTCCTATCGACCTTCTTGATAGCGAGAAGATCCGCTTGGGTACAGGGAATGATTTAGAGATCTATCATGTAGGTAGTGACGGAAACTATTCATACATAACAGATAGTTCAGGAAGGGTATATCTAAAGTCAAATCGTTTTTATGGTCAAGCAGCAGATGGAGTAAATCAAATTTATTGGGAAGCAGATGGAGCAACAAATCTATATTTTGATGGAGCTTTAAAGCTTGAGACTTTCGCCGATGGTGTTAAAGTAAAGGATACAGGAAATAATACATCTGAAATAGAACTTACCACAGCTCAAGGAGATGGTGGTTCAGTCTATGCTAATACAGCTGACTCCCCTTCTGGCTCATTAGGATTTTTAACAAGTGCTAGTGAATGGGCTGTAAGGACTTTAAATAACGGAGCCGTTGAACTCTACCATGATGGTACGAAGAGACTTGAGACAACAAGTACTGGAGCTAAAGTTACTGGAAAATTTGTAGCAGAAGCAGCTTATAACGTAGTAGGTGCAGAAATAATAGGAGGTGGATCTGGG